TGGCGACGGGCATGGACGGTGACTTCGATACTGGTAACGTACGTTACAAGGCTCGTGAGCGTTATTCGTTCGGCTGGTCAGACCCTCTGGGTATGTACGGCAGCGAAGGCGCAGCCTAATAGTTTCCCCGAGAGCGTAGCTCAAGGGAACGGGGGGAAGGGAGGAGAGAAATCTCTTCCCTTCTTTTTTATATGTGCTATATCTGCGTTACTAGGGATATTATTCGTACCGACCGGCCCAGCGGACTTAGTAGAGACGGTACGTACGAGTGCTACTACACAGGAGATAAATCATGGCTAATACTACATTTAACGGTCCAGTTCGTTCTGAGAACGGTTTCCAAACAATTTCAATCAATGGCACGACCGGCGCTGTAACCGTAACAGGTACTTTCGGCGCAGCTACTTCGGTGACCACGCTTTCCGCAACCGGCAACATCACTGCTGACAGCGCTTCGGGTCTTGTCGCTGGTGGTGCTTCTGCGTTCATCGCAACTAACGTCGCTGCTGGCATGGGTATCTATGTTGGTTCAGGCGCTCCGACTGTTGCGGCTGCTAAGGGTTCGCTCTACCTGCGTAGCGATGGTTCCGGTACAGGTGACCGTGCGTACATCAATACGAACGGCTCGACCACTTGGACTGCGCTCACAACCGCTGCTTAATCGGTAACAACCTCTAAGAAGGAGAATACTGATGGGTATGCAATATGATGTCAAATCCAAACACCGGTCCACTTCAGGTGTTATATACGGTTCCCGTACTCGTCTGAAGGGGGCTATCCTTTCCGCTAACGCGGCTGCGGCAGCGAGGAACGTCCTTTTTATGGACAACGACCCGCAAGCGGGTACGTATAGCATCGCTTCCACCACGATGACGGTTACGGTAGCGAATACCCTAGCTGCGGGTGATACGGTATGGATGGATTTCACCAGCGGTAGCGGCGTGGACGGCGAGTACACCGTTCTTACGGCTAATGCCACTTCCTTCACGGTTACTACGGCAGCATCTGGTACGGGTAACGTGAATGTCTATGTAACTGTTTTGTTGGAAGCCGATAGCTATAATGCTGTTGCTTACTCTATCCTTGTTCCCGGCGAAGGCATCCTTGCTGAAAACGGGATTTACGTGGGATTGCCTGCTAACATAACCGCTACAGCTTTCTACGGGTGATATATGCAGCAGGAAAAAAGCTACGACTTAGCTGGTAAGAGCATCTTCATTGCTCTTCCAGCGTACGACTTCAAGGTATCCTTGAAGCTAGCTGTTTCTCTTGCTCGTTTCGCGCAACAGGCTGCGCAGCACGGGATTGATATTCAGATTGGCAGCATTTGTGGTTGCTCTGTTGTTTCTCGTGCGCGCAACCTGTTGGCGCAAGACTTGCTTGAGTCTAACTGCGACTTCCTAATGTTCATCGACTCGGACATCAACTTCGAGGCCGACGATATTTTCCGCCTTATGGCGTGGGGCACAGACCCCAAGAAGGGCATCGTCGCTGGTGTCCCGCGCACCCGCAGCGAAACCAAAACCTACATCGCTACGCTTGACCATGACGAAAATGGCGAACTCACCATGAATGGTATGGGTCTCGTACGTGCGAAGCGCGTGGCGACTGCCTTTATGTTGGTGCGTCGTGAAGTCTTTGAACAGATGGAAGCCGCCCATCCGGAGTGGAAATATTATGACACACGCACGGATCGTATGCTCACTGCGATGTTTGATTTCGAAGTTACGTCGGAAGGTTACATGGGGGAAGACTTCCTCTTCTGCGACCGTGCACGTGAACTCGGTTTCGACGTCTGGATCGACCCATCAATCTCGTTAGGTCACATGGGCGTACAGGAATATACAGGTAACTACGGTCAAGACATCCTCTATCCGATGGTTGTCCCCGCACAGAAGGACGCAGCATAATGGGTATTAAGTTAGGTGACATTTCGCCGCTCGCAGGGGCGCTAACCGGTAAGGGCATGTTCGGTAAAGGTATGGCCAAGCTGGCCGACTCGGGTATGGGTATGCTTCTTCCTATGTCGTACCTCGCTAAAAGCGCCCGCGACAAAGACGAAGAGAAAGAGAAAGAGAAAAAAGGCACTCGTCCCTTGGTAGGGGAAGAAAACGAGCCTACGATGCGTAAGGGCGGCAAGGTCAAGAAAATGGCCAAGGGTGGCTCAACTGCTTCGAAGCGTGCCGACGGCTGCGCTACCAAGGGTAAGACGAAAGGACGGTTCGTCTGATGGCTAAGACGCCCGCTTGGACACGCAAAGAAGGCAAAGCGAAGTCTGGCGGGCTGAACGCCAAGGGTCGTGCGTCTTACAACAAAGCCAATCCGGGTAAGCCCGGTCTCAAGGCACCCCAGCCTGAAGGTGGCCCACGTAAGAAGTCATTCTGCGCTCGGATGTCTGGGATGAAGAAGAAGCTCACATCGAAGAAGACCGCAAATGACCCTAACAGCCGCATCAACAAGTCACTCCGGGCTTGGAAGTGCTGACATGGAGATGATGGTATGGAACATCGCACTAAGCGCAACGGTGGCAATCATGGGCTTCTTGTTTAAAGGCAAGATCGACGAGTTGGATCGTCTCGGCATCCTACTCAACAAAACCCGTGAAGAAGTGGCACGTGACCATGTCACACGTAGTGAGATGAATACGATGGTCGATAGGTTAGGGGACCGGTTTGATCGGGCCTTTGAACGTCTTGAAGCTAAGGTAGAAGAGATAGGAAGGACAAAGTCATGATGGATAAGAAAAAGCCAAAGACAGGCGGTAGCCAGTCAAGCAGGCCAACGCCGAAAGAACCAATCACTGGCGGTGCAAACACCGTACCGTTGACCCCAGAGCGTAAAGAGTTCCTTAAGGAACTGGAAAAGCGCAATGCTAAGCCGGGTATGGCTAAAGGTGGGAAAACGGCGTCATGCGGTTTGAAGAATGGTGGCAAAGCTAAGTCATTTGCGGCAACTAAGTTTGGCGCTGCGATGATGAAGAAGTCTGCTGACACCAAGGGTCGTGCAATGGTCAAGAAGGCCGATGGCGGCAAAGGCTACGCAAAAGGCGGCAAGGTCAAGAAAATGGCTGTGGGTGGTATGTCCACTATGCCACCAGCAACGACAAACACCGCGCCACCAGCAGCATCAAACACTGCACCGCCAGCGGCTAATACCGCTGCACGGCCCACTACTACTTCGGTTGCACCACCAGCGGCTAATACTGCGGCACGGCCCACTGTGGGTCCGGGCATGTCGGCTACTACTCAGGGGACTGATGCAGAACGCCGCGCACACAACGCGCAAGCTATTCTTCAGGCGAAGTACAGTTCGGCTACGCCAAACAGGAATGCGTCGGCTACTGCTAATCCCACTACCCAAGCAAGCACTCCCGCAAATTTTGACCGCAATCAGTCTACTAGGGATTTTAGCTCTGTTTCTCGGAACTTCCTTAATCAGGGCGTACCACTGAAAGAAATTACTCGGGCGCAAGGTGAATTGCGTAAGCTCCAGATGGATAATCGCAGTACCCCAGCGCAGCATCAGGCGGCGATACAGAGCATTCTAGCGCGTATGAATAGCCTTGTACCTAAGAAAGCCGCAAAGGGCGGTTCTATGAAAGCGGCGAAAAAGTTTGCTGCGGGTGGTCTTACTAGCGGACACAAAGCTGCTAACGGCGTTGCCAAAAAGGGTCTCACCAAAGGCAAGCAGGTCAAGATGAACAAGGGCGGTGCTTGCTACGCTAAGGGTGGCTCCGTTCGTGGGATTGACGGTATTGCTACTAAGGGTAAGACCCGTTGCAAAGGGGCACGTAAGTAATGCGCGCTTGTCGGGGTATGGGGGCCATAAACCCTTCCAAAATGCCGGGTAAAAAGACAATCCGCCGTAAGGATAACCCCGACGAGGTGGCTGTGTATGCTAAGGGCGGTAAGGCGAAGCTTGACATCTCCAAAGCGATCAAGAAGCCGGGTGCACTGCGCTCGGCACTTGGTGCCAAGAAGGGTAAGCCGATCCCAGCCGGTAAGCTTGCTAAGGCCGCTAAGGCCCCCGGTAAGCTAGGTCAGCGTGCACGGTTTGCGCAGATGCTTAAGGGCTTCAAGAAGAAGTAATGGCCCGGTCGGACGAACCCAAATGGAAACGCATTGTCGCTAGTGTAAAAGCTGGCGACAAAGGCGGCAATCCGGGGCAATGGTCCGCGAGAAAAGCTCAGCTTGCTACGCAGCGGTACAAGAAGTCTGGCGGTGGCTATAGCGGTCCGAAGACGGAAGCTCAGAAGTCTCTGTCCAAATGGACCAAGGAAGACTGGGGAACCAAGTCGGGCAAGCCGTCTACGCAGGGCAAGAAAGCTACGGGCGAGCGCTACTTACCTAAGAAAGCACGTGAGGCTTTGAGTTCGCAGGAATACTCTGCTACAAGTAAGGCGAAACGCGCAGGCATTAAGGCGGGCAAACAGTTCGTTAAGCAGCCGAAGGCCATAGCGAAGAAGGCAGCTAAATACCGATGACCACTAGCGGAACCAGCACATTTAATCTTAACCTCAACGACCTAGTCGAAGAGGCTTTTGAGCGTTGCGGGGCTGAGCTTCGCACGGGCTATGACTTACGCACTGCACGTCGTAGTTTGAACCTGCTTACCATTGAGTGGGCTAACCGTGGTATTAACCTGTGGACCATCGAGCAAGGTTCGATCCCTATGGTTCAGGGGCAGATTGTCTATGACCTACCTGTAGATACCATAGACCTACTTGAGCATGTCGTGCGCACCCAGACTGGGCAGCAGCAAACCGACATCACTATTAGCCGTATCAGCATCGACACATACTCGACTATTCCAAACAAGAACGCGCAGGGTCGGCCTATCCAAGTGTGGATCAACCGCCAGTCAGGTGCAGACTATCCGGTTACTGGTGTGAAAGAACCGCAGATTAATGTGTGGCCAGCCCCAGACCAGAGCAACTATTATACCTTTGTTTACTGGCGCTTGCGCCGCTTACAGGATGCTGGTGATGGTGTTACTACGCAAGATATACCGTTTAGGTTCCTCCCTTGTTTGGTGGCTGGTCTCGCGTATCACCTATCCTTGAAGGTTCCCGGCGCGCTTGAGCGCAGCCAGATGTTGAAGGCTGAATACGAAGAACTCTGGCAACAGGCTGCTGATGAGGACCGTGAGAAAGCGCCATTGCGCATCGCACCTCGTCAGTATTTCCGGTGATTTGTGCCTAATCGGTTTGCATCTGGTAAATGGGCAATCGCCCAGTGCGACCGCTGTAACTTTCGGTACAAGCTGAAGGAACTCAAGCGGCTCGTCATTAAGACCAAGAATGTCAACATCCTTGTATGCCCCACTTGCTGGGAACCAGATCAGCCCCAGCTTCAGTTGGGTATGTATCCCGTGGATGACCCACAGGCACTACGCGACCCACGCCCAGACAACAGCTATTACCAATCGGGCCTTAACCCAAATAACAACCCAAGCGATGGTAGCCGTGTAATTCAGTGGGGATGGAACCCTGTTGGATTAGATAATCCTTTGGGTTTATTTGGTCTTCCAAATACGCTATTAGGTAATGGTCAAGTAGGGACCGTAACAATCGAGACGGAGAATTAGTGATGGATAAGAAAGATATGAAGCAGGATAAAGCCACTGCAGCGAAGGCCGTGCACAAGCACGAGCGCGCAATGCACAAGGGCAAACCCCTGACTAAGATGGCCAAGGGCGGCAAGACCAACGCACAAATGGGTGCTATGGGCCGCAATCTTGCTAAAGTCGCAAACCAGAAGAAATCTGTACGTAGCGTACCTAAGAAGGGTATCTAATATGGCTAAGGATAACACAGGTTGGCCGTTTCTTGGTGCAGGTGAAAACCCGCTTCCATCGCGTGCAAAACAACCAATGAACTACACGGTTGATATGGGCAACAACGGCTACCCTAATAAAGTAGCTAACACTCAGACTGTGAAAACTCGCGGTACGGGTGCGGCGACTAAGGGCACGCATAGCAGCAAGAAGTTGGCATAATGAATTACGCTGAACTGTTCGAGACAATCAAGGGGTACGTCGAAAACGACTTCCCCAACACCTCATGGACCGGCTCTGACGGCTCCACTCCGGTGACGTTTACGTCTGCCGAACAGATCAACACGTTTATCGAACAGGCTGAGCAGCGCATCTTTAACACGGTGCAGCTGCTTGACCTACGTAAGAACGTGACGGGTAATATGACGTCAGGTAACAAGTATCTTTCGGTGCCTTCAGACTGGCTGGCTAACTTCTCCATGGCTGTTATCGACGCTACTGGACGCTATGAGTACCTACTCAACAAGGATGTGAGCTACATCCGGCAGTCGTTCCCTAATCCGGCTACGACAGGTATACCCACGCACTACGCCTACTTTGACGAGAACTCGTACATTTTGGGGCCGACGCCGGACGCTAACTATGCAGTCGAACTACATTACTTCTACTACCCAGAGTCGATTGTGACTGCGGGTACGTCGTGGTTGGGTGATAACTTCGACAGTGCGTTGCTTTATGGTGCGCTTATTGAGGCGTATATCTTCATGAAGGGCGAGCAGGACATCAACGCTGAGTATCAGAAACGGTATTCGGAAGCGATGGGTATGCTCAAACAGCTTGGCGAAGGCAAAAACCGTCAAGATATGTACCGGACACCACAAGTCCGGTATCCGGTAGGGTAGGAGATATAGATGTTTGACCCCGTTTCAGGCACTATTGGTAACGTCATGGTTATGGCTACCGAGGGCCGTGGTTCTACGCCGGAAGAAGTTGCCGAGCGTGCGCTGGATAAGATTATCTACGTAGGTAGCGCAGCGCACCCCGCCATTCGTGACCAAGCTGAAGCCTTCAAAGATAGCATCCGTGCCGTGCTTGTGCACTATATGCATGAGGCCGTGCGGTCCCATAACGTAACTCTGGTGAACAAATTTAAGCAGGCGGGGCATCCAGAGCTAACCGCTATACTCGATACATAAGGAGGCCTTAAGATGGCAATTACTCAAGCAATGACCACATCGTTTAAGGCCGAGCTTATGCTAGCCGTACACGACTTCCGCGTAAGCGGTGATACTTTCAAGCTCGCGCTATATACTTCGTCCGCTTCGATTGATGCGAACACGACAGCATACACTGCGTCGAACGAAGTTACAGGCACTAACTACACTGCTGGTGGCGGTACGCTCGTCAATCTGGGCGTCGTTACGTCTAACAACAGTGCGTCTTCAGGCACGGGTTTCACGGACTTCTCCGACCTAACCTTCGCTAACTCGACCATTACCGCACGTGGCGCGCTTATTTATAACACCACACCTTCGGCGCTTTCTAACGCTGGGGCTACGCTGACGAACGCTGCAGTAGCTACTTTGGATTTTGGCTCGGATAAAACCTCAACGGACGGTGACTTCACCATCATCTTCCCAACGGCTTCTAATACCACCGCTATTATCCGTATCGTATAAGGAAAACCAATGCCTTTAGTCGTTGCTGATCGCGTTCGGGAGACTACTACTACCACTGGTACGGGGACTATAACCCTTGCTGGGGCCGTACCCGGCTACCAGTCTTTCTCCGTAGTCGGCAACGCTAACACGACGTACTATACGATCAATGTGGATAATCAGTGGGAAGTTGGTATCGGTACGTATCTCGGTGCTGGCCCTACGCTTTCCCGTGATACGGTTCTTGAGTCCAGTAATGCTGGTTCGCTTGTAGACTTTGCTGCGGGCACCAAGGATGTGTTCCTTACATACCCTGCAGAAAGATCGGTGTATCAAGACGGCTCGGCTATCGCCGCAGGTTCTGCAGTACTCCCCATCGCCAATGGTGGTACAAACGCCACGACCGCTGGCGCTGCTCTGACGTCTCTCGGTGCGTATCCGGCGGCTAACCCAAGCGGGTTTACCTCTAATACTGGTACGGTAACGTCGGTAAGTGGGACGGGAACTGTTAGTGGGCTTACACTTACAGGCTCAATTACAACGTCGGGGTCTTTGACCCTTGGGGGTACGCTGGCTTTAACGTCGGGGCAGGTGACTACTGCTCTTGGTTTTACACCCTACAGTGATGCCAACCCGAGTGGATATTTATCGACGGTCAACCTTGCAACAAACGTAACTGGCACTCTCCCTGTTGCCAACGGTGGTACGGGTGCTACCACATTGACGACGAACAACGTCCTCTTGGGTAATGGTACAAGCGCGCTTCAAACTGTTGCGCCGGGCACCAATGGCAACGTATTGGTCAGCAATGGTACGACATGGGTTTCACAAGCACCGTCCTCGTCAGGGGTATCGCAAGCACGCGCTACCGCATTGGCGTTGGTTTTCGGGCTGTAGTTTAAGGAGATATTGACGTGGCAGCGCCGAATATAGCATCACTCACAACGATTACGGGTAAGACAACGTACTTAACACCGGGAGGCACGGTGGCCCTTGTTCTGGTACGGAACGCGGCGGCATCTAATACGGTGCTGAAGATCAATCAGGTTGTGGCCGCCAATATTAATGGTACGAACGCCGTTGACGCAACGGTGTCAATCTACACCAACGGCGCGGTAGCGCAGGGGTCAGCCCCATCAGGCGGCACGGCCTTCCCGATTGCCTCTACGGTTTCGGTACCTGCTGACGCCTCGTTAATTGTGGTTGACAAGACAACTGGCCTTTATCTTGAAGAGGGCACCAGCATCACCGTCACTTCTGGTACCGCCGGTCAGATTACTTACAGCGTCAGCTACGAAGAACTTAGTTAGGCATCGCTCGGTGTCTAAGCGGTTTCCGGCAGCTAACCTTAGCGTAGGACTTAATCCTCTCGTGACCCCGTACGCGCCTACGGGGGTTGTGGCGTACCCTGCGAATGCTTCAGCTAGCGTAGTTTTTACTGCCCCTACGCGGCAGGGGGGGACGCCTATAACCAGCTACGTTATAACGAGTAGTCCCGGAAACTTTACGGGGACCGGGGTTATCTCCCCGGTTACGGTGTCTGGACTAACCAATGACACAAGCTACACGTTTACAGTCACTGCGATTAACACTTTCGGCGTCTCGGAAAACAGTGCACCTAGCGCCAGCGTCTCCCCGACAGCCGTTTTTGGCCTCTTTGGTGGCGGAGCTTTTAGTAACGTAATAGACCGAATTGCGCTTTCGACTACCGGAAACGCTACTGACTTTGGTGACCTGCTTGAGACAGTTAATTACTCGGCTAGCTGTTCGTCCTCTACACGGGGTGTGTGGGCTGGAGGTGCAAACCCGTCCTACACGAACACTATATGCTATGTGTCGATTACAGTACCCGCGAACGCAGTGGACTTTGGAGATTTAACAAACCAGACCCAACAGTTTTCGGCGGTATCCAACGGCACGCGTGGGGTGTTTTCGACGGGGTATATATCCGGCGGCTTCATAACTGCCAATTTTGAATATATAACTATAGCATCTACGGGGAGCAGCATCTTTTTTGGTCAGCTACCAGCTGGAGGTACCGCTGGAAGTAGCGGATGTGCATCAACTACCCGAGGGCTTTCTATAAGCGGGGAGCGGGGCGGTTCCGACGTCAATAATATCGTGTTTATAACTATAGCCACTACAGGAAATAGCACTGACTTTGGGCAGACATTGTTGTTTCCACGCGCTAGCGCCGCCGCTTCTAATTCAACTCGGGGTATTATTGGTGGTGGGTTCGTCAATAGCAATAATGTTATCCAGTACGTAACAATCGCCACCACGGGTAACGCGCTAGACTTCGGTGATCTACTCGGCGGTTCAACGTGGTTGTCCGCGTGCTCTTCACCGACTAGGGTTACATTTGGAGGAGGCAACACCAGCGGGGGCGAGCAAAATGTAATCCAGTACGTGACTATTGCGTCGTTGGGTAACGCAGTTGATTTTGGTGACCTCACGACTCCACGAGGGTCTTTGGCAGCCTGCTCTAACGGTCACGGAGGTCTCTGATGCCCAGCGCCTCTGGAGTATGGACACTTAGGCAAGCTACACAGGCTATTGCAGACGGTCTTTGGCCAGTCACAGACGATGCTTCCGCAAGGGGTGTATTTGGCGGTGGGCAGGACTCGTCGTTTACTGGCTCAAACGTCTTAGACTACATCACCATAACTAGTTCTGGTAACGCTACGGACTTTGGTGACCTCACGGTTGCCCGGTATGGTACCGGTGCATGTGCCTCCAGCACTCGCGGTGTTTGGGCTGGCGGTTATGTTGCTGCTGTCTCTACCACGATGGATTATATCACGATTGCGTCTACTGGTAACGCTATCAGTTTTGGGTCTATGTCTCCTGCGGCGTACGAGTTCGGGGGGTGTAACTCTAGTACGCGGGGGGTTTTTGGAGGCGGTCAAACGGCTACTATTGCTACTCAAGTTATTCGCTATATCACAATTGCATCGACGGGTAACAGTATCTCTTTTGGTAGTTTGACTACCACGCGTTACGCCACAGGGTCTTGTTCTTCCCCAACACGTGGGTTGTTCGGGGCCGGTATTTCGAACACCACCAACGTAATTGACTACGTCACTATAGCTTCTACAGGGAATGCTATCACCTTCGGGCAGCTATCTGGCAACAAGGGGGGCAACGCTGGCTGTTCGTCTAATTCTCGCGGCCTCTTTGCGTCAAGCACTTTTCAAGTATCCGCCGGGAATATCCAGTATGTTACCATCGCAACGCTTGGTAACGGGGTTTTCTTTGGGGACCTAACGGTCGCTCGCACGGCGATCGGTGCGTGCTCGTCTCGCAGTAGGGGAGTTTTCGCGGCAGGCATCGACGCTTACACCTCGGCGTTTGTAAATGTGATTGACTATGTTCCCATCGCGTCAGTCGGTAATGCAATCGACTTTGGTGACATTACGGTCAGGCGTCGGTATTTAGCTGGCGCGTCAAACGCAAACGGAGGGTTGACATGAGCCAGACTTGGCCCGGTGGTATCATACGCGGTACTCCCGTCACCCCCGCAGGACCGTTCCAAGATGGGGCTGCTCCGGGCGTATGGACACTCTCGGACGCAAGCTATTGGACTGACCAAGGGCTCTGGCCGACTGCTGGCGTTACACCCCGAGCAGTCTTCGGCGGCGGCTTCCTGACTACAAACCGTATTGACTACATCACTATAACGACCACTGGGAACGCAACCACATTTGGCGATCTTACAGCCGCTAGGTATTTCCTTACGGGCGCATCCTCTCGCGTGCGTGGGCTATTTGCGGGGGGTGCTGGCGGTTCTGGCAACACAATTGATTACGTAACAATCATGTCCACGGGGAATGCTACGGATTTTGGGGATTTACCTGCTAACACAGGCTACCCTGCGGCGTGCGCGTCTAACGTAATTTCTTTGTTCGCGGGCGGCATGGTGAGCGGTGCCCGAGTTAACACAATCACATACGTGGTTACGGCCACTACTGGCAATAGCACCAGCTTTGGGTCTTTATCTTTGGCGCGATATGCACTTTCCGGGTGCGGGTCTCTGACACGGGGATTGTTTGGGGGCGGCTACACAAACACTGTGGTCAACACCATAGATTATGTAACCCTCACGTCCACCGGGGATGCAACATACTTTGGCGACTTGAACGCGTTGGTTGAGTATAGCGGTGCATGTTCATCAGCTACTAGGGCAGTCTTTGGGGGCGGCGATAACGGTTCGACGAATACGGCTGCTATATCTGTAGTAACCATAGCGACCCTAGGGAATGCTTCTTCTTTTGGAAACCTTAGCGTAACTAGGACTTACCTATCAGGGACAGGCTCCGCCACTAGGGGGGTGTTTGCTGGTGGTTATACCACAACATACTCGAATGTTATTGATTACATTACCTTTGCAACCAATGGCAGTGCTACGGACTTTGGCGACCTCACGGTTGCCCGTTACGGGTTGGGGGCTTGCTCGAACGCGCATGGTGGCCTAACTTAATTTTTCCCCGACCCATTCTCCGCAAGGAACAATATAATGAACGACCTAACCCTAATGGACCTTACTACGGCTTTGCCGGTATCTAAGCCTGAGTACAGTAACATGCTCCAGAACATCCACGAGCGGATGCCTGTGGTAATGCAAGACACAAGTAACTTCTACAAGAGCCACTCGCAGTTTATGCAAGTATCGCTCGACGTCACCGCGATTACACCTATCCGGTCGATTAAGCACACGCTAGCCGAAATTGACCGTACGCGCTCGGCGCTACAGGAGGCGTATATTGGTATGCGTAAGAAGCAAGTCGAGCTTAAACGCAAACAAGCTGACCTCGAAACAGCCGAGAATATATTCGACAAAGAGTTACTTGAGGTTGAAATACTCGAACTGCAGTACCAGCTAGAAGGAACGCAGAACCACGTAAACGGCGCAATCCGCAAGATGAACTTCTTTGTGAACCAGCACAAACAGTTGCTGGAGAAGGTAGGCAAAACCACTATTACTGAAGAAGATTACGAGCGCGAGGAGTGCCGCTACCATATAATGACCTGCATGAAGCAGGGGCTCAACGCCGCCCGTAGCCGCCAAGGCGTTATTGATGAAGGTAATATGATTTACCTGTTTGACCTAGGTATTAACGCCGCGCAGGCACAGGCAGAAGTCTTTGCCTATTTGCACATGGAGAATGACCTAATCTCTAAAGGTGTTGCGCCTACGCATGAGATGACGCTTAAGTGGTTAGAGGCGTGCGCTGATAAGTGGGCCGACGACCCTGAGAAGTTTGCTGCGTATCGCGGGTTCAGTCTGCTTGACCAACAGAGCCTGACCAACACCAAGCAACCCACCGACGAGAGTGCGGTCTGATGCACCTCGTCATCGGCACGCCCTGCTACGGGGGTATGATGTGTACCGAGTACACGCAGTCGTTGCTAGCGCTCAAAGAGGCGTGCATGCAGTACGACATTCAGTTGACCTGTATCTTCCTCGGCAACGAGAGCTTGATCCAACGCGGACGCAACACAATCGCGCATCACTTCCTGCGCATTCCCGATGCCACTCACCTGCTCTTCATCGACGCGGACCAGCGCTTCCGCGCAAACGACGTCGCGCTTATGATTAAGGCGGACAAAGGTATCATCGGCGGTCCGGTGCCCATGAAGGGTATCAACTGGGACCGCGTGCGGCAGGGGGCGGTGCTTAACCACCCGAACCTCGCCGCGCTGACTGGCATTTTCAACCTTAACCTACTACCCGGTCACGACATGGTCAGCGCGGACGAGCCGTTCCAAGTCGAGCACATCGGCACTGGCTTCATGCTAATCCGACGTGACGTATTCGAAGACCTCGCAGAGCACGCGCAGACTTACACCAATGGTGGCGCGAGCATTCCGCCAGAGGAAGAGGTCCACGACTTTTTTCGCGTTTTGGTAGAAGACGGCAAGTTGTTGTCAGAGGACTATCATTTTTGCCACGAATACCGTAAACACGGCGGAACGGTTTGGGCCGCACCGTGGTGCGAACTGGGCCACTTTGGGGCGTACTGTTTTAGCGGCGCGTATAAGGAGTTTTTACATGGCACACCATTGCATTAAATACCGGCTAAACGCTGATGGGACGGTTCCAGAACTACTCTGCCTGCATCCTGAAGGTGTGGGTGGTGTATTTGGTGTAGGGACCCCGGGCGGTACCACGCAACACGATGATACTGTATTTGTAGGTTTGAGTGAGAACGACGACTACGCCCCAGCAGAGTTGGTTCCAACGCAAGCAGACCTTGCGACATACCTTACATCCGTCAGTTCGGACTGGACGCAGCCGGACCCTACAGACCCCGATACACAAATACCCTTCGACCCTGTAGCTGCCGCCGATTGGGTTTGGGCGCGTCTAGAAGCGTTGAATGCAGCATGATCGAACAACTTATCAGCCGCGTGTTCTACGCACGCAACGTAGCCCACTTCGAGTATAAGGTGTAATGTGAAACGGTTTTTGCTACCCCTCGCGGCTTTGGTCCTCATGGGCTGCCAAGACCGCTATCGGTACGACTGCCAAGACCCTGAGAACTGGCAGGAGGAAATTTGCAAGAAGCCCAAGTGTATCGCTATGGGCTATTGCACCGAATGGCTAATTGATACGGGTGAAGAGAAAGAGCATGAAGCCGAGAAGTGAATGGTCGCCAGAGGAACTGCTGCGGTTCATCGTCGGCATCGTACTGTCGCTAACACTGACGTTTATTGTGGCGACCGTGCTGTACTCGCTGGTGTTTGTGTCGCAGCCGATGGAGGGGCAGTCCCCGAATGACGCTGAGTTTTTTAAGCTGATTAACCCGATAGCGACATTTATCGTCGGGGCGTTGGCAGGATTAATGGCGGGTCAGGGCAACGGCTCAATGACGCCGAAGCCGCCAGAGAATATCGAAGGAGAAGAAGATGAGCTTCCTAAATAGTTTTGAGAGCAAGGGTGAAGGTGTCAACGACACCGTCGAGTTTGTTGTGCGCGTGGCCATCGTCACGCTGTCGGCAGTTATCCTTGTGGTCGTACTGACGCTCGCCGTGGGGTTGTTCATGCCTAATGACGTCATAGAAAGCACCGCCATCCTTGAGATGGTTAACCCCGCCTTCCAGACCATCATCGGCGCGTTCGTTGGACTGCTGGGCGGCCTGAGCCTCAACGCCAATGCGCGGGACAAAGAACCTGAGCCAGAAGCACCTGAACCAGAAGCTCCGCTCGAACTGACAACGGTGCATGTCGAAACCCCCGTTGACGAGCCTGAAGATGACGATGATGACGACATGGAGCCTTGGGAGAAGTACCGCAACGATCTGCGCTATGATGCCAACGGCGACGGCGTGGTTGACGAACTTGACTTTCCTGATTGGCGGAGTGCTGGCAAATGAGCTTGATTGAACTTCAGAAAAAGATTGGAGTAACCGCAGATGGTGCGTTCGGTCCGGGTACACTTAAGGCGGCTGCGGCTTACTATAAATTATCACCTAATCGGGCTGCGCATTTCTTTGCTCAAACGGCGCATGAGTCGGGCAACTTCAAGGCGTTCAGCGAGAACTTGAACTACGGCGCGAAGGGTCTACGCAGCATCTTCCGTAAATACTTCCCAACCGATGCGTTGGCTAAGGCTTACGAGCGCCAACCGCAGAAGATTGCCAACCGTGTCTACGCCAACCGCATGGGTAATGGCGACGAAGCATCAGGCGAAGGCTGGCTTTTTCGAGGCCGAGGCAGTCTCCAATTGACGGGCAAATTTAATTTCAAGGCGTTCTCTGATTACATCGGTCGCCCTGACGTGATGACGAACCCAGACCTTGTTGCCACAGAACTTGCCTTCGAGAGCGCCTTGTGGTTCTTTGACAAGAACAAGCTGTGGGGTATCTGTGACCAAGGTATTAACGACGCCGCAATACTTGCGCTGACAAAACGCATAAATGGTGGTACACACGGCTTAGACGACCGTAAACTGAAGACCAAGAAGTACGCTGCTTGGGCATAAGGAGAACTACAATGGTTGATTTTAAGAGCACACTGAAGAAAGAAGCTGAAAAGGCGATCCTCAAGAAAGCCGCAGGTAAGATACTTCCTATGGACGGCGAAAAGCCGAAGATGGGTTGGAAAGTTAAGTTGGCTGGTATCCTCGCCACCATCGCTACTGTCGCTGCCGCTGCTTCGCAATACCTAGGTAACTAAGACTAACCTAAACCCTTAACTATAGGAAGGAGGGAGGCTAAATAATGTTCGGTTTCTCTCCTTTCGCGTCTACGGCTTTTTCCGATATCTCAGGAAAGCAGTCGGTAGCTGTTACGTTAACTGGCTTTACACTCGACGTTATTGATGACGGTGTAGGTGTTGCTGGTGATGGTAGTATATCGGTAGACCCCAATGACGACGTTGGTACGGGCCAAATAGGCACGGTACAGGTACAGACTGTTTTTAAAGTCCCGGTGACGGGTGTAGAAGGCAGCGCCTCCCTTGGCTCGGTACTTGTAAAAGCTACCTCTACTACAGCACTTACCTCGGTATCTGCTCAAGGTGTTATAGGTACCGCTAGTGCAGTTGTTAACACGGCTGTGCTGGTTTCCGGTTTAGTTGCATCAGGTGCGGTAGGTACGGTAACTACTTCAGGTAAGGCCGCAGTCACTGTAACCGGTCTACAAGCTTCTGCGCTGCTTAACTCTGTTGACGCACGCGTAGTTAAAAACGTGCTCGTATCAGGTGTTACTGCTACCGGTCAGGTGGGAACCGCTACCGTAGTAGCTGGTTGTAAAGTCTTTGTCACTGGTGTACAAGCCGCAGGATTAGTTACAACTCCGTTGGTGTGGAGCGTTATTAATGACAATCAGACACCAAACTGGGTACCAGTAGATGACGCCCAAAGCACCGGTTGGGCACAGATAAACGATGGTAATACCGTAGTATGGGCGCAAATCCCCACGTAAGGAACGAAGATGCCGAGCACATATAGCAACCTCAAAATTCAGCTTATGGCCACAGGTGAGAACAACACCACGTGGGGTAACGTCACGAACGACAACCTTGGTGTGGCTATTGAGGAGGCTATTGTTGGCTCTGCTGATGTGACCTTCTCTAGCGGTAACGTGACGCTGACGCTAACTAATACCAACGCTACACAGACGGCGCGCAACATGCGCCTGCGCTGCACAGGGACTACTGGTGGTGCTCGCAACCTCATCGTGCCTGCCATCGAGAAGGTCTACATCGTTCAGAATGATTGCGCAGATGCAATCACGATCAAGAACGCTACCGGCACAGGTATCGCAGTTCCAGCAGGTAAGACGCTGTGGGTCTACAATGATGCTACAAACGTGGTAGCTGCGACTACTCACCTGACGTCCCTTACTGTTGCTTCGCCCATCACCGACCAAGCGCTAACTAACCCTACGGTGACTAACTACGTAGAGACGCTATATGCGCCTGCGGCGGGTTCTTCGTTTACGGTCACGCTCTCCAACGGCACTGTGCAGCGGTTCACGACTAATGCCAATACCACCATCACACTACCTGCCTCGGTTGCGGGTAAATCGTTTGTTATCATGGTGCAGTATGGTGGCACTCATACTCTGACTTGGGCGGGTGGTTCTACGCTTAAGTGGAACGCTGGGGTCGCCCCGGTTGCTACAAGCGTCAACGGTAAGATCGACATCTTTTCCTTCTTCCAAGACGGAACCAACACCTACGGGTCTACCTTTGGGCAAAACTTCTAATGTTTTCTGCCGCATCTAAAAGCGCCAGTGGCGGCACCTTACAGACGGTAACATTCACGTCAAACACTACGTGGGTCGCCCCAACCGGTGTCAGCGTGCTACGCACTATGAGCGGGTATGGAGGTGCGGCTACCGCCGATACCTTTACGACTAACCTAGGTTTTTCGTCGGCCGGTGCATTTGCAGTAGGACTTAGCGCGCTAGATAATCCACCTTACGCGCAGTGGGCTGACCTCTATGCTAACCACCAGTCAGAGATTGCCGTAGTCGCGGGTAACACTGGAGTAAACTTACTCCCATCTGCCGGACTATCGTATTTTATAGGTACCGACGACACGTGGAACGAGTCTCCTTTTTATAAGGACGTGTGGGTTTCCGGTAGTAGCTACAGTGTAACCACATTTGGATCACCCCAGACTAGCGGAAATATCCTGTATAGTGCTGGTACAGACTATTGGTTCATCGTTGTAAATGGATACGAACTCGGCAGCAATGGCACTGCTACTACAGGTGTAGGTAAAACATTCCCCGGCGGCACACTCACTGGCACAGAACCATATCGTACTACGGTGCCTGCAGTAACTACAAACTTCACTAACGTCGCTGTCACTCCCGGTGTGTCCTACCCCATCGTCGTCCCCTCGGGCGGCTCGCTCACGATAACTTATATCGGATAAGCTGTATGGCCTTCATCAAGCTCCAGTTCAAACCCGGTGTAAACCGCGACCAAACCGACTACTCCAACGAGGGCGGCTGGTATGAGTGCGACAAGATTAGGTTCCGCTCCGGTTATCCTGAGAAGCTAGGTGGGTGGGTTAAGGCTACTCCCCGTACGTTTATCGGTACATGTCGCCAGATGTGGAACTGGGTCACTACGTTCACAGATGATTTCCTAGCCGTAGGCACTAACGACAAGGTCTACATCGAGGTTGGGGGGTACTTCTACGACATCACGCCCATCCGTACGACAATCAGCACCACAAACTCGGACAACTGCGTCTACACAACCAACGGGTCTCGCACGGTTACAATCACTACGGTTACTGCGACCAATGCTGTAGCTGGCGCTTATGTGCAGATTTCAGGTGTTTCAGGGGCCGTAGGTGGTGTCCCTGCCTCAGAACTTAATGCCAATCATCGCATCACCTCAGTCATCAGCAACTTCTCATTCACTATAGAAGTAACTACCGCTGCGACATCTACGGTCACTGGTGGGGGCGGCACTGCCATTATTGTACAGATGGAGATTTCTCCGGGCAACGCCATTACTACCTACGGCTATGGCTGGGGTGTAGGTACATGGGGTCGGAACGCTTGGGGTTTAGGTGCTGACCAGCCGTTAGTATCGCCGCAGCGCGACTGGTGGTTTGATAACTTCGATAACGACCTAGTGATGAATATCCGCAACGGTGAAGGTTACTGGTGGGAGCGTGGTGTAGCAACTGACCCACAGAGCGCATTGGGCACTCGGGCTATTAGCCTATCAGATTACGCGACTGCACAAGGGTTTACGGCAGCATCGGTCCCCGTTAAGATTATGCAGTTGCTGGTATCGCAGCAGGATAAGCACTTGCTAGCTTTCGGTGCAGTTCCGTTCGGGTCTACTAACCCCGCTGATTTCGATCCTCTGTTAATCCGCTGGGCTGACCAAGATACGCCGGGTGACTGGACCCCTACAGTTACTAATACCGCTGGCTTCCTACGCGTTTCTCGTGGTTCACGCATTGTGCGCGCTCTGCCTACACGGCAGGAAATCTTAGTCTGGACCGACAGCCACCTATATACCCTGCAGTTCTTAGGTACGACCGATGTGTTCGGTCTGCAGGAGTATGCGGATAACATCTCAATTATGTCGCCACGTGCGGTAGCTACAGCGGCTAACATTACCTACTGGATGGGGCAGGATAAGTTCTATGCCTACACCGGTCGTGTTGAGACGCTGCCCTGCACCTTGCGTAACCACGTGTTTAATGACTTCAACCTCAACCAATCCGACCAAGTGGTATGCGGCACCAATGAGCAATGGAACGAAGTCTGGTGGTTCTACCCTACCGCTGACTCGGACTATAATAACGCCTATGTGGTCTATAACCATCTGGAGCGCATCTGGTATTACGGTACGATTGACCGTACGGCATGGCTCGATACTGCTGTGCGTTACTACCCACAGGCAGCAAACACTCCGGGCGGTACTTCAGTCGGGAATATCTACGAGCACGAGAACGGTATCAACGATGACACGCTGCCTATGACGAGCTATATCCAGTCGTCTGACTTTGATCTTGATGACGGCGACCAGTTCATGCTTACTCGGCGTATACTGCCAGACGTTAGCTTTGCGACTTCTACCGCTACGGCTGCTGAAGTAACACTTACTGTACGCCCACGCAATTTCCCCGGTGCTCCGGTCTCTATCGACCCTGCAGATGCCCAGCGCGTGATAACTACGTCGGTGAACCAGTATACAGATCAGGTCTTTGTTCGCGCACGTGCGCGTCAGATGGCGATAAAAATTAGTTCCGATCAACTTGGGGTACAGTGGCAGCTGGGTGCACCGCGCTTGGATGCTCGCCCCGATGGACGTCGCTAATGGCACTTGATAAGTTTCGCGCTGCCCCTCTGCCTAACCCACCAGCAGAATACGACCCACAGTATTTGCGGCAGGTTATCCGTGTGTTGGAAACGTACTTCTCACAGCTTGACTCACGTGCAGGTAATAACGCTCAGACTTATACAGCCGATTTCTTCTATGGGAGTGGCATCCATTTAGCCTTCCCCTTCGGGCAGTTCCAGAGCCAAACCGATCAGACGGCGGCTGCAATCGACACTGCCTATGCGGTTACTTATGACGCATCAGACTTCGTGGATGGGGTCACATTAAGTAGTGGTTCTCGGCTTACAGTGCCTGCTGCGGGCGTGTATACCGTTACCTATAGCCTCCAATTCAAAAACACGACCAACGATGTGCAGGATATTGATATATGGCTCCGCAAGAATGGCGCGGATGTCCCCGACACCAATAGTCGGTTTTCTATTCCGGCGCGTAAAAGCACGGGCAACCCATCGCACTTAATTGTCACGACGCCGATCATGGTTGAGCTAGCCGCAAATGATTACATCCAAGTTATGTGGCATGTCACAAGCACAAGCGTATCTATGGAACATTTTCCGGCGGTTACATATTCAGTAGGTGTGACTCCTGCGATACCAGCTACACCTTCGGCTATCGTGCAGGTTGAGTTTATGTCGAATAACGTGTGATATTGGTATTTTAGTTTTCGTTAGATTAATGCTATAGAAGTAGGAACAAGGTAGGAATTAGCATGATGGACGTACAGACGGCTCCGCCAACATATACACCGGTAGGTGGCATGAGGCCTACTATGGGTAATCCTCCTGTGCTTGGTCAGCAAGTTCCGGGTATGTCTGGTGGCCTCCCTGCGCAGGGTGGTCTCTCTGTGACTGCTAATCCTATGGCGAAGGAGCTTCAGAGCTACGGTCGTGGCGATGACTCCATGCTTGTCCATATGACACCCGGCGAGGTTAACAGCCTCCAAGGCCTAGCTATGGCGCATGGTGGCTCACTTACTATTAACCCAGAGACTGGCCTTCCTGAAGCTGGCTTCCTCAAGAAGCTGTTACCTACACTCCTTGGTATCGGACTTAACTTTATACCCGGTGTCGGCCCCCTTGCTGCTGCTGGCCTTGTTGCTGCTGGCTCTGTCGCTAAAACAGGTAGCCTCTCGAAAGGTCTGATGGCCGGTCTCCAAGCATATGGCGGCGCTTCGCTTGCTGGTGGTCTCGCACCTGCGGCTACTGGAACTAAACTAGCGTCAACAGCAGCGGGATCGACCGCTGGGGGTTTTGGATCATCTGCTAACATGGCGCGTGGACTCGCGGCGGACAGTATGCTGGCCAACACAGCCACCACTGCTGGTACTACAGCAGCTAAAACGGGTCTTGCTGGTCTGGCTCAAAACTTCGGTGCTGCTGCACGTGCTGGCCTCCCTGCTGGTACTCCCGGTATCATTGCTAAGAACGCTCCGATGATCGCGGGTATGGGTGTACTAAGTGGTATTTCGGATGCCTCGCAGCCTACATACAAACCTTACAATCCCGACGAAGAGGGTTATCAGTTCAAGTACGAAGGTCCGTACCGCACAATACCGCGCAAGTTTGACCCTAGGGTTGAAGGCGAGGGCGAAATCCAGTTCTTCGACGAAGTCAACCCAGTTGGTTTCTTAACTGCCGCAGGCGAGCGCCGTGGCTATGCAGAAGGTGGTGATGTTAAAGAGGGTGATTTTGACCCTTCGGCGTTTGACCCCGCGACGTTCACACAAAGACAGCTTACTCGAGGTATGGTTGACCCTAATACAGGCGTTCGTACCGGCCTTACACCGGGTGAGACACTAAAACAAATGGGTATGGGGGCAGGTACGCTTAGTAATCTAGGTGGCAAACAGTTCCGTCTCAACGACCAGTACCAATGGGAATATGTAAAACCCCCTGCTGCTCCAACGGTTATAGACGATAAACCTCGAGTATCTTTCCCCCAGCCAGATACCGGCGGCGGAGGCGGCGTTAAGCCCCCCGAAGACAAAGTCACGGTAACCGATACACTTAAGACGACCATCGACCCGACCAAGGGTAGTATAACTCCCGGTACCGGTACAGGTGCGACGCTTACTGACCGCCCAGATATCCCCGGTGCTACATACGATAGTCCCGGTGTGCAGACGCTTAAAGACCTGTACACGCCGAAGTTCACGCAGAAGGATGACTTCGTCACTGATAAGCGCGACCCATATACCATGGGTTCGGAACTGTTTGCAAAGCTACCAGAAGCTACTGCACGTTACCAAACATCACCCGGAGCGATCACTGCTTCACGTACTTATGTTGGTGGTTCGCCTTCTGAGCGTATCCGTGCTGCCGCTCAAGCTAATGCTGCGGCCCGCGCCGCTGCCGCTGCCGCTGCCGGTACGCCTGCTACTACGGCACCTGCCTCAACAACTACCGGTACTGGCGGGGAACTGAATTTTGATCTGCCCAACACTGCTGGTACGACGAGACCTGCTAACACAGCGGGACCTGCCAGCAATAGGGGTTATACAGGCTTTGATGGGCTTGCAGGCTTTGACCTAAACAGTCCGTACATGAACATCTATAACCAGCAGGCTAACCGGCAACCTAACCCGAATGCAGGTACCATTATGGATACCGGAAACGTAGGCGGCGAGATGGACTTCGGCTTTGGGCCTTCCGCAGGTGCAGTGCAGACTAATCCAAACGCTAACCTAGCATCACTTATCGGCACAGATGCGTTCTTTGATGCGCTCGCTAAGCAATATGGCGGTGGCGGTGGCAGCAGCAATGCAGAGTTTGGGATGCCTAACAACCCAGAACTTGCTGCAGGCGGACCGGTAAACATGCACAACGGAGCCTTTGTAGTTGACGCCCGCACGGTTTCAGAACTCGGTAACGGTAGCAGCAACGCTGGTATTGAACTCCTCCAGCGCCTAGGCGGTCAGCCAGTGCGCGGTCGCGGTGATGGGGTAAGCGACTCTGTCCCTGCACGGATCGGTGGCAAACAAGAAGCACGCGTAGCCCGCGACGAAGTTATCTTCCAACCCAAAGCTGTAAAGCGCCTTGGCGGTGGTAGTGCGAAGCGCGGTACGCAGAAGCTCTATGCCATGATGGAAAAGGCCCACAAAGCACGCAAACGCGCTGGGCGTGGACAAGACACGAAGCTCGCTAAAGGCTTAGGGGCGTAAGTATGAGCACCGTGAACGTCTCCCTTGTACCTACCGACTATGTTGCGCAGGTTTGGCCTGCGATAGAGAAGTACGTTGCTAAGGCGGTAAAATTTACCTCGGGTAAATACGAGTTGGAAGACGTGCTTGATTTAGTCGTGCGTTATAAGTACCCGCTGTGGATTGCTTTTGACGACGCGGATATCAAAGGTGCGGTAATAACTCGGTTCATTGATTACCCACGCAAAAAGTATCTCTTTCTTGAGTTCTGCGGTGGTCAAGATGGTTTCAGTTGGAAAGAACCTATGCTATCAGTACTGCGTTCGTGGGCTAAAGATAATGGTTGTGACGGCATTGAAGGCGCAGGGCGCGATGGTTGGCAAAAAGTGTTTAAGGATGATGGCTATGTGCCTACCCTTCGGCACTTTGAAATGCCAGTAGAGCAGGAGAAGTAAGATGGCCTCTGGTAGCAGCGCACCGACACAACAGACGGTAAACACGACTACAAATACCATACCGGAATACGCAAGACCGTATTTTGAGAATGTGATGCAGCGTACGCAGGCGTGGTCCAACGAGGGCTATACGCCATATAAGTACGAGCGGATCGCTGACTTCACACCTGCTCAACAGCAAATCCAGCAAAACTACCTTAACATGACTTCCCCTAAGCAACTTGCGGACGCTTCGGGGCTTGCGGCACTTGCCGGTCAGGGTTCGCTTCGCGCTGCTAACTACACACCTGCTCAGTTTACTGCGCAACAAGTCGGGTTGCCTGAGCTACAACAGTACCGGATGCAAGACGCTGGGGATGTCGTAGCGGGTAACTATAATGCTCCGCAGATGCAGGCTGCTCAGACGCAATTTGCCCCAGAATTAACCGCCTACCAGATGCAGGGGCCAGACAGCATAACCCAGCAGGGTATGACTGAGCGGTATATGTCGCCATACATGCGCAACGTGCTCGACGTACAAAAGCGCGAAGCGGTTACTGATGCCCGTAAGGGGCAGTTGGCCCAAGACCTCGGCGCTGCGCGTCAGGGTACTTATGGCGGTGCCCGTCAACTTCTCGCTGCCACAGAGCGTGAACGTGCCCTTGGACAACAGATGGGCGATATCGAAGCGCAAGGTATGCAGAGTGCATATGGTGCTGCCATGCAGCAGTTTAACGCCGAGCAGGCGGCGCAGCAGCAGGCGGCTCAAGCTAACTTGCAGGCAAAACTCGGTGTGCAGCAGTTGGGCACTCAGACGGGGTTGCAGGCGGCTCTCGCTAACCTCGACGCATCTAGCCAAGCCAACGTACAGAACCTCGCAGCACAGCTGCAGACACAGGGTATGAACGCCGATCAAGCACTTCGTGCAGCCCTTGCTAACCAGCAATCACGGTTACAAGTGGGTCAAAGCAATCTGCAGGCGGCTCTTGGTACGCAGCAGTTGGGTACCCAGACAGGTATGCAGGGTCTGCTCGCCAACCAGCAGGCGGCGCTTGAAGCGCAGCGCCTTGCGGAACAATCGAACCAGTTTGGTGCACAGAACCAACTGGCTGCCTTCGGACAGACTGGACAGATGGCGCAGACCCTTGGTAACCTTGGGCAGTACCAGCAGCAGGCTGATTTGGCACGGCTTGGCGCGCAGAATACGGCGGCAGGGCAAGCACAAGCAATGGAACAGCAGAGGCTCGACCAGTATTATGCTGACTTCCTGCGTCAGCGTGACTATCCTATCGAGCAGTTGGGGTATATGAGCAACCTGCTACGCGGTCTGCCTGTAGGTCTTAACACGACCAATATTACATACGGCCAGAACCCATCTATGGCTTCTCAGGTACTTGGTACCGGCTTAGGTGCGCTCGGTGCGTATAGGTCGTTATCCGGTTAAGGAGATATAAGTTGGCTAAGCCGTTCAGCATTCAAGCACCAGAAGACATCGCTAAGGAGTATGCTGGTAACAAGCAGCGTATTGCGCAGGCTGCGCAGATGGGCGTCGTTGACCCTACTGCTGCCGTACTTGCCGGTATGTTTATTGACCGTATGCGTTCTGCACAGGTTATGGAAGCTGGGCAGGCACCGTCCGTTGCGCAACAAGTTTTAGGTGGTGGTCAACCACAAATGGCTCCTATGGGTGCTCCTCCGCCTATGGGTGCTCCGCCCGCTCCGGCGCAAGGTATGGGTGCTCCGCCTCCTATGGCTCCTCCGCCACAGGGTATGGCTCCGCCTCCTATGCCTCCTCAAGATATGGCTCCACAGGGTATGGCTGAAGGCGGTCTAGCTATGCTGCCCGTGCCTGACACTATGTTTGATGAGCCTACCAACGGTGGGTTTGACGACGGCTATGCTGGCGGTGGTATGGTTGCGTTCGCTGGTGCTGGTCCTGTTAAAGCTAAGGGTGTCGCGGCTCTGCTTGCAAACCCTCCCGAAGAGGAAGACGAGCAGGATCAGTTCGCTGCGCCTCCAAGCAGGATCGGCCCTGATGGGGAAATTATTGTTGACGCTACGGTCAACAGACCTGCGCGGATGTCGTACTTCCCCGCTACACCGGACTTTAAGACACCTCAAAACATCTCCGGTTATTCGGGTGACTTAATATCTAACCTTGACCGTTATACCGAAGCGGCTCCCCGCAAGACGGAGCGGGCGGAACAGTTCGCCAAGTATCTCGACGAAATGAGGAGTCCCGAAACCCAGAAGGCTCGGCGCAAGGAAGACATGTGGGCGGCCCTCAGTCAAATAGGCGCAAAGATGGCGACGACACCGGGTTCTCTGCTTCAGGCTGTCAGCGCGGGTATCGGGGAAGCTCTACCGGGTATTGCGGCTAACGCCAAGGAACGCCGCGCTGAGCAGCGCGCTGTGATGAAAACTTTGGTCGACGAAGAGCGGATGGGTAATAAAGAAATTACCGAGCGCGCTGATAAGGCTCTCGATATGCTGGCGAAGTACGGCACGTTGGCGGACGCCATGAAGCAGCGCTCCTTCCAGAATCTTTGGGAAAACATGGGTAGTGCTGATCGTCGTTATGTGGCACAAGTCAGTGCGGCTGCGGGCATCCAGCAGCAGCAGATTTCTACTGCGGGTAACATCGAAGTTGGTAGGATGGGTCTCCAAGAGCGTAGGGGTGCTTTCTTTGCCGATACGCTCGGTAGCTTTAAACAGAACGCGGCGACAGACCCAGAATACCAGAGGATCGTCAAGGCTGGCGGGATTAACGCTGGGCAGAGGTATTTACAGGACGAGGCTGAAAAGGTTACTAACCGTGTGTTTGGCGGTGGTAGCGGCAATACGATTAAGTTTGATAGGAATGGTAACCCAATCTAGTGACAAAACGCGCCGAACTTGCCGATGGCCGCGTCCTTGAGTTTCCTGATGACACGCCAATGGAAGTTATCCAGCGTGTGGTTAAGGAACAGATTGCCGCGAGCAAAGCACCTACCCCTGTGCCAGCTACCGTGGCGGCTGCGCCTACCGCTGAAGCGCGGTTACAAGCTCGTCAGCCGCTAAAGGAGGTAGAAGCTCCGGGGCTATTTGATTACTTCACCAATCGTGAAGCCGCGATAAAACAAGCACGTGAACGCACTGCATATATGCAGGAGCTTGGGCAGCGTGGCGCGCTAGAAGACATTAAAACCCAAACTGGCTTCTTTGATCGGCTCGGGGATTTCTTCTCCAGAGGGCTTCTGTCTACGACAGCAAATATAAAAGATACCCAGCGTGCTATCGAATCCGACCCTGAACTCAAAAAGCAGTTTACGGAAGAAGCTCGACGTTTTGCAGCCGACAAGGGCGTAGAGATAAAGGGTGCTACCACTGAGGAAGACGTAAAGAAAAACTTCTTACGTAACGTTGTACCTTATATCCTAGAAAAAGGCACAGAGAGTATACCCGGCATGCTCGCTGCTGCCGTTCCGATACCCGGTTTGGGGTTAGCGTCTAATTTTGGTAGCCAAGGTCGAGAAGCAACAGAGCTAGAAGGTCGGCAAGACGTAGAGTTTTCAGACCTAGCTAAAGTCGCTCCCGGAGCACTTGCCGTAACCGCGCTGGACCAGTTGGGTTTGGGCGGTATATTTGGTGCTCCGGCTAAGACTGTCCTCGGGCGCATTGGTAAAGCTGCGCTCCTTGAAGGCGGCACCGAAGCTATTCAGTCGGCTATTGAATATGCTAACCCACGTGTGGTTACCGGATCGGATATCGACGCTGGAGAAATGTTTGAGCAGGCTGCGTTTGGCGCGCTCGTCGGTGGTGGTATCGGGGGCGGTGGTCGTGGTGGTATAGAAGCCGTCAATGCAGCGGTTAATCGGGGTAAGGCAGAAGCCAAGACCGAGACGGACTTAGGGGATTCTCCTCAAGTCGAACAGGAATATCTGCGGCTACTGACCGTTGAGACGCAGGCACTGCGTGACCAGAACCCTGAACTAACCCAGCGCCAAGCATTTAATCAAGCCGTCAAGGGCGCAGGTAAGCTGTACGATACAGCAATCGTTAACACTATGCTTGGCCCGGAAGGAGAAGCTGATGTCGCATCCGATGTTGATACCGGAATGGATGTCGTCGGAGGAGTTGGAGCAAGCACTGCTCCTGATTTCGAACCCTCGGCAATCACAACTGGTACCCCAGACCTTGGAGAAGCTGTCACAGGAGGACTGGAGCGACCTATTTCTGGCGTATCAGTTCCTGATGTTGGCGAGGGAGCGGGAGTCGATACACTAACACCTACACCTACACCTACACCTACATTCGACATTACTCCGATCATGGAAGCCCCCACGCGGAAAGAGCGTACTTCGGCTGCTAAATACATCGCGTCCGACATCGTTATTGCTACGCCTGAACTGCAAGGACTACCCGCAAAAACATACGGTCAAGCCGTCAACCAGATGGTGAATGCAGCCAGCCGTGGTGAGCAGTTTGATCCTGTCGATATTGTGTATAAGGTAGCGGGCATAGAGCGCGCCGCACCGGCTGCGCCTTCCATTGACGAAGTGGCTGTGGCTCCTGTCAAGGCTGCCATTGAAGCAGCCGTTGCGCCTACCCCCGCTGCTGGCACTATCCCAACAATAGCTCAAGCAAGTGCACGTGAAGTGGGTATCACCCCGGCTGCACTTACCCCCGAGGAACAGGCTGTAGAATCTGCGAAGATTGATGAAGCCGTCGCTGGGATGGATGAACGGATGCGCAATGCGCCGAGCATCACCGTGTCTATGCCTACGCCTGCGCCGGAAATGGTTGAGCCTACGGTTGCAGAGACGGCTGTGGTTGAGCCTACGATTGAGCCTACGATTGAGCCTACGATTGAGCCTACGATTGAGCCCACATCTGCGCCTACCCCACAGGAAATCCTAACAGACCTTGAAAACTTTGCTATCTCCGAGGCACAAGACCGTGACTTTGACCAAGACGCGTTCCTTGCGGGCGTAGATGATATCCGCAATGGCCGCGAACCGATGTCCTACTCCGACGCGCTTAAAACCTACGGTCTCGACAATACAAAAATCCCCCTTGGGCCATCTGAAGGCGGCGATGTAGCCCTCTCACGTGTAGCTGGGGCGCAGTGGGCACAGGAACGCGTCGCTGAAGCGCAAGCTGCGCCTACGCCAGCATCCGCAGAGGTTGCGTCCGAGGTCCCTGCCACTGGTGGTACGGGTGCGCCGCCTGCTCCCCCTCCGCCTCCGACTACCACTGGTGGCCCGAGCGGGCCTGCGCCTAGAAAACCTAAAGTGGTTTCCAACGGTAAGCCAGTTGTCCTAACTGAAGCCCAGAAGCGCACGGCACTGGCAAAGGCCAAGGCTATCCGGACTAAGATGAACCGTATCCAGAAGCGGATTGCGGCCACCAATGATACGGCTGACGTTCTGAGTGATGGAATTAACCTCGTTAAACTGGCCCGTGGCGACAAGGAAAACTGGGCACTCCTTCGTGGTGCCATCGACACTGTTGATATTGGCAAGTGGCAACTGATCCTACCTACCCTCTCGACCGAAGATATTTTCCGTATTCTGGATGGACGCATTCCGGGCCTCACTGAAGCTGACCGTATTATCCAGCAGGATGTCACTCGGTTCCAGACCAAGGAATACTTAAAGCTTGCCGACGAGTTGGAACAAGTCGCTGACTTCCTGAAAAAGTATCCCAAGGCTGCGCAGGCTCTATCGGACCTTGAGTTTGCCACTGTGGCGTATCAGGTTGACCCGACAAAGGCAGCGACCCCAGAGGAGTATTTTGCCAAGGTAGACGGTAAAGCCAAGGAACTTAGGGCACAGATCAAGACCGAGAAAGACCCTAAGAAAAAAGGGCGTCTCGAGGCAAAACTTAAGAACCGTTCCAAAGATATCGAGAGCGTCTACGTAGGTGTCCCCGGTGACGAACGTGTCCTTGGCTGGCGTGACCTTGGCCGTCCGGAGTTTGGTAGTGGTAAAGGTCGTGAAGTCTTTAAGCTCTTGCGGGATGGCCATCGACGCGACTTGGAAGCCAAGTATGATGCGCTGCGTTTGCGCCTTATGGAGACCAAGAAAGACGAGGCACTCGACGAGGCATTGGAGAAGCTCGAAGCGCAGTTCAAACCGGCACGGGAGCAGGTCATTTACTTCCCGGCTATGCGCTTTGGTTCGTACTACGCCCGTGTGGGTACGGGGGCCAATAGCATCTTCAAACTGTTTGAGACCCCAACCCAACGGAATAAGTTCGTACGTGTAATGGAGTCACGTGGCGAAGAAGTTACCGAGACTGGGAATGTGGAAGACCTCCGCAACCAGTTTGGGCAGACGGCGGGTGGTCCGCTGAAGGAAGTTCTCGACCTGTTTGAGGGCGATCAGAAAGACCTCGGCGCGCTCAAGAGCCAAGTCTTTGACCTGTGGCTTCAGACCATGTCGGCTGGTGATATGCGCAAGCACATGGCTCCGCGTAAAATGCGTGCTGGTTACAGCACTGACATCCTGAAAAACTTTGCTAACTTCCGGCGCTCGTCCATTAACGATGTGAAACGCGCCCAGTTCGGAGAGAAGCTACGGACGGAGATTTCCCGAGCCAAGGATATGGTCAAGGATATGCCTGACCGCGAGAAGATGAACGCCTTCATCAAGGAAGTCGAACTCCGCACGTTGAGCGACCTGATGCCACCTGAGCGGGGCAACCCTTATTGGGAGGGCGCTATCCAGCTTGGTAACAAGATGGCCTTCTACCAGTATCTCGCTAACCCTAAGACTGCGCTCATCCAGCTTACGCAGCTTCATATCGTGGCACTACCCATGCTGGCCCAGAAGTATGGCTCGGCCAAGGCTACGGCGGCGCTCTCCAAGTATGGCTTCTCTAGCCTTGGAGGTTTTGTTGTCAGCCCATTGAAGGCAATCAAGCGAGAGGATGGTAGGTTTACCTTTGATTGGGAGCAACCCAACCTGCTCGACAACCCGATCTCGGCGCTCAAGGAAGAAAGCGATCCGGAACTCTACGAAGTGCTATCGGAAGGGTGGAACGAAGGCCGCGATCTAAATCTTTATATGGATACCTTCGCCAACCAGATTGGCGGTTACGGCAACAATGACCCCCAGCAGAGTAGCGCTCTTCAAGAGCTTATGAAGGGCCGTGTTCATACGGCTGCTTGGCGTGGCACGACCTTCGCTTTCGAGGCCATGGGTACGCTGATGCACCAGATGGAGCGTGTGAACCGCGAGGCTACCTATATGGCCGCGCTGGAACTAGCGTACCGGGAGAATAAGAAGAAGGGTCAGGCCCACGCCGAAGCAAAGAAGAACGCCATCGAAGCGGCTGTGGGTACCACACTAGCAGCTACGTTCGACTTCTCGTCATATAACAAACCACGTGTCCTCAACACAGGGGTAGGGCGTCTGGCGGGGCAGTTCATGAGCTACCCGTACATGATGACGTCGCTGCTGGCACGGAACATGTACACGGCTATTAAGGTTAGCGGACTTGAACCCGGAGAGCGGAAAGCTGCTATCCAGACTGCGACTGGCGTGTTGTTCAACATCGGACTCTATGCAGGTCTTACCGGAGTGCCGTTGTACGGTATCGCCACCACCATTGCTAGCCTGTTGCTATGGGCGTTTGACGACGATGAGGAAGAAGGTGGTCTCAGCTACATCGACGAGGACGGCAACATCAAGGCCACCTATAACATTGACTGGTGGGTCCGGAACGTCTGGATACCAAAGACCTTTGGGCCGGATGGCACGGTTGCTAATCTATTTGATTTGGACGACGGCACTGCTGAAGTTTTGGCACGTTCGGTCGAGAAAGGGCCGATCTCGGCCATCACCGACATCGACCTATCCAACTCGGTGGCACTGGACTTCATGTTCTTCCTACCAAGGGAGTCCCGTGCTGATACGCCGGAAGGCAAAGTAGTGGACTATACGTTCAGCGCCGTAACCGGTGCGGCTGGTAACGTGGTCTTGGACTACATCAAGGCCGGTAAAGACTTGATGAACGGTTACACCGACCGTGCTTTGGAGCGGCTACCTAAGCTATTTGGTAACGTGGCCAAGGCCAACCGCTTTGCTACCGAAGGGCAGACAAACTACAACCGTGAATTAGTTGGTATGGATGCGGACTTCTGGAGCAGTGATAAGGCTATCCTCCAAGCCCTTAGCTTTGCTTCGACCGAAGCTGACCAGAGGCAGCAGCAGAACTATGAAGCCAAGTCTATCAACGTCAAGATCGAGAAGGCCCGTGCGGACTTCCTGAACAAACTCCGTAAGACTGCGCTCGACCGCTACCAGTATGGTGTTACTCCAGAGACAGAGGCTGCGCAGCAGCAAATCGTGAAGGAGTGGGTTGAGTTCAATCAGACCTATCCGACCCATGTGATTGGGCTGGATTCGTTCTATGAGGTCCAAAACAATGCGGTGAACAACGCTGTCGAAAGCTATGGCACTCGTGGACTGCCCATGGACCCCAAGGGTGTGAAGACCCCCTACCTGAGCGATCTCTATCTGCGTCGCCTCGAAACTGAGAAGCAATAAAAAAGACCCCGTCGAGGTGGCCAACGGGGTCTTTCATTAAGCGACAGGAGCAAACTGTCCCACACTATATACTCACATTCGCCAAACGCGTAAACCCCTAATCCCCTCTTCTATAACCGGCTTTACCAAGACCTTGACCCTCAGGCGCTCGGTGACCACCATCAGTTGTGTTTTGGCGCGGTCTGGGTCTAGGCACGGGAAGAAGACGGAGGTCCCCTTTTTGAACCCCCGCCAGTTAATTTCGTAGGTTACACCCTCAATCAGCATCTGCCACTTGGGTACCACCGTACTGCGTGGTATCTACGAACTCGTCATCAATCTTAAACCACAAGCAGTGGATTGGTTCCCCACTGATCGCCGTCCCCTTGGATAAGCGGATGGGTTTCTTCTCAATGATACGCCCCTCGGTTTCCAGCTTCTTGACGGTCTCGAGGTAGTTAATCTGGAACTTGACGCAATAATCCTTGAACGACTTAGCGATGATGAACATACGCTTGGTGTCTGGCTCGATGCGTACCAGCAACTCACCCCTCGGTTCGCGCAGCGGTGCTGCTTGCATATGGGTGCGACGGTCAACTTCTCCATTGACAACGAGAATATTCTGGATGTTGCGGTAGAGATAGTCCGCCACCGTCTGACGCACATCGTCCACTGGGGTCACGCCATTGCGCCGTAGGTCGTCGATCAGGCCACATGCATACATATAGACGCGGTCCATATCCCAGTCCATGATCCCACACTCAGCAGCGACAAGACCGCCTGCGATATTGGCTGCCGTCGTTGCAGACCAGAAGCGTTCCTTTGGTTCAAGCTGAAGCTCGCGGTCAATCTTCTCTTGTAGGTTGTCGCACCTACGTTGGACGCGCTCCATATTCTCAAGCACATACCGTGTGAAATGCACCCCGGCGTGGCCGTAGTTATGGAAAAGGTCACGGTCGAACATCTGCTTGGCCCCAGCCGTGTTAAGCGCCTCCACCTTGTTGATGGGGTACTCAATTAGGCGCATGAGTTCGCCTTCTGGGTTGTTCTTGATGACCGACAGCTTTTCCGCAAACGAAGCATTTGATGTAGCTACAGTAATTGATTGCCACGTGGTGTTGTTCTCACGAAGCTCGTTGGTACCAGCCTGCATACGCTCCTTACCCTTCCCGTTCGACAAGGCGTAGAGGAAGTCGGAATACTCTATCGGAGTCATGTTGGTCAGTTCGTCCATCGTCGGCGGAATATTGTTAAGTATACCTACCCATTGCAAACGCCCATTAAGCGTGTCGTTCTGCTTCAAGCGCAGTTCCTTGGGGTGGCCGTAGACGCTGTTCACCATATTAAGGATCGTGGATTTACCCGTACCGGAGCGCGGGTTGAACAAGTTGATGACTGCCCCTGTCTGGTTCAGGAAGCGCAGCAGCGGAGAGCCAAAGGCACTAAGCGCGGCAAAGGCGTGAGGCTCGAGGCCCGGTGTGTTATAGAGCGCCCAGATTTCTTTCCAACGCTCGTACGAGCCTACAGGCCCCATGAACTTGGCAAGCGGTCTCGTGGTCTTGGATGGTGGCGAGTACGCAATCCCATCGACATTGATCTCTTGGCTACCGATGATGAACTTGCTGCTATTGTCGGCCCAGCCGAATTGCTGACGCATGATTTGCTCCTTATACTTAACTTGGAGGTCCTTGAGCATAAGTGCCGTGAACTCCAACAGGTGTGCCTGCTTCTTACCAGTGCTGATGACGCCCTTAGAACTAAGCACTTTGCGTAGTTCCGTTGGGTCGAGCACATGCTTAAGCGGGGAAATAAATTCTTTGGTGTTGTTGTGGGGAAGGTGCAACCGGAACAGCACGACGTTTCCATCAATACTATCATCCATGATCTTCACCGGATAAAGGTCGTACTCATAGACCTGTACCGGCATAGCCTCATCATCTTCGGCCTTCTTGCTTGGCTCCCACCAGATACCGCCCCCGTCGCCCCTGTAATAGGGCTTAGGGTATTTCGGCACGGTGAAGGCTTCTACTTCGCCTTCCTCTGTCTCCACCTCGATTATATCGGTCGTGGCTTCCTTGATCTGCCTACCTAATTCCTTTGGCCCCATGATCTTGCCAAAGTGCGGACAACCTTCGCATATCTCTGGGTTGACGCTCTTGAACTTGGCACAGCTAGTCGCCTTCCGGATGGTAGCTACCTTGCTCTCAACCGTATCTGGGTCATAGTCCGGATAACCATCCGACATCATGTGGACAGCCTTGTCAGCATCCTCACACATCGCAGCCACGGACAGCGCATAGAACCACTCGTAATAACTAATGGTGGCGCGGTTCTTATAGGCGTGCAGAAGCTGGTTACACCCATCCCCCTTGGCCGTACGCTGCATGATACGCTTAAAGCTGTAGCCGATACCGTTGTACATTGCGAGTTCGCGGGGACTGGCTTCATAGTTGTCGTCGAAGATAGACCGCTTAGGCTTATCCACCACGCCGAGTATGCGCCGGAAGTCATCCAGCGTTGTTGGCTTACCAACTGCTATTATGCTTACAGGCCGTGGCGTCTCTTCTTTGAAGTTATAAGTGCCCGGTATGCGCAGTATGCGCGCTACCTCAAACACCTTGTCGTCCACGTAGAAGTTCTGGGTGCGGCATACATCCTTGAAGCGTTCGGCCACAGGTTCCCATTCGTCCCGTGTGATCTCTTCTTCTAGCGGCCAGTAGACATGCAGCCCGCCGCCTGAGTTAACCAGCGTGGGCTTTGGTAGCCCGACGACGGAACAAAACTCTTTAAGCGCCTGCAGACCAGCGGCCTGATTGATATACCCATCTGGCCTACCCGTTTCCGGATTGACCTGTGCCTTGGCTTCCCCACAATCAATGTCCAGCCAGAAAGCCTTAAGCGCTCTGACGTTTTCTTTGGTGCGGTTATCCCCCGTTGCGTACTTGGCTACACCGAAGAAGACATTGCGGCCCTCTGCGACATATTGCTCTGCCAGTTCGTCAACTTCCCTTCGTGTGGAAACTAACTCCTGTCGGACGTCACGTGGCCCCTTAATACCAAGCACAGCAAACCAACCAGTGGTTGGCTGTACAATGTCTAGGAGGTCTACGTTCTCCATCGAAATGCTCTCCGTTGCGAGCAGCGCTCGCTAATAGTTTATAATTGTACCGAGGATCAGGTGTTGGTTTGTGTAAGCTCTTCGATCATCCGGCGCATAGATGTAGCGTAATACACCTGCGGCTCGGACCTACCGCTGAACCAACTATAAACCGTCTGACGAGTAACCCCGAGGTTACGAGCCACTTGCGACACCGAGATGTCGTGCTTGATACACAAGCGTCCAAGTTGGACTCCCACGAGATTACCGTCAGCGCTGTTAATCGCCTCGGCTACACGGATGGTGTAACCCTGCATCATTTAACCCTCGTCATCATCGAGCCAGTCACCAAGAACTTCGTTCAGTTCAGCCTTGGGAGCAGCAGGAGTTTCTTTCTTGGTGGCACGCTTGACGGGAGCTTCCTCATCAGCATCATCATCGTCACCAAACGGATTAACCGACGCAATGGCCGGTGCAATAGCAGCCACAGGTTCCGGAGCAGCAATAGCCTTGGCTCCATCCACTGCCGCAGCCGTCAGCTTGAGGTAACGATCCGTGGTAGGGTCCTTCTGCGCAACGTCCACAGCAGCAGCTTGCTGCGGGTTCAAATAGCTCGCTGCCTTGAACCACAGCTTGGCCGTGTCGGTTTCGAGGTCATAGATAAGGCTAGTTACAACCGTGTCGGGGGCTGCATTATTAGCCAGCAGGAATTTCTTATAACCTTCAAACCCATAAAGGTTGCCGTTGTTGTTGCTAAACAGAGAACCGCCGGGGACCGTGATCTGGTAAACGTCACCCGATGGATCACCAGCGACGAGCACAGCCAGACGACGCTCATAACGGCAAGCCTTACCCTGACCGTTAGAGCCGGAACCCTTCACGTTCTTGGGGCATTCCATGCAGGACTTAGCTTGCGGAGCTTTGGCTGAGCTTTCTGGATTAATACCGTCGTTCGACCAACAATCAGGTAGAGTTGCCTTAGCGTTTTTATCGTAGGCACCGGCATAGAACTTACGGCTTGGGTCAAGAAGCCAATCGACGATGATGACATCAAGCTGCTTATCGACAGCCTTACCGATCTCTTCGCCGTTGACAACGCGCTTGAAGACGCGTCCGTTGCTAATCTTAATGCGGCGTGAGGTTACCCCACTGCCACCCATGCGATCCATACGGCCCGACTCACGCCGGACGAAGCCGCCCTCAGTGGGCTGGTCAAAAATAGTAATCTCGTTCACTTGGTTTCTCCTTTGAGGAACGGGTAAAACACTTCAGCTATGCTGACGGTATCTTGGGGGGAAATCGGGGTGTCCACGGTGGCCCGGTACGCAATCGCTAACTGCAATGCAGTTTTACGTTGGTCGTCCTCGCGCATCGCTTCATCTATCTCATCCATAGTTTGCTCCTTACTTCTCGGTTGGTTTCCGGACATGGACTACGTACTTGTTATCGACCTGTAGGCCGACTGGAAGGACGCCCGGATTATCCTCCATGAACTGCTTGATGTTACCATTGTGCAGGCGCTTCTCAAGCAGAAATGGCACGTTATGCTCTTCGATC